TGCTTGGCTCACCAACTCATTAATATCACGCTTATCAACTGTGGTTTGTCCTGCATATGCTTTTGCATCTGCCACTAGCTTTTCTGCTTTTGCTACATTAGAACTTGATGTATTAAGTGCGGTATTGCTAGTCGCTAGTTTATCATCAACTGTACGGCTTAATTCTGTAATTTCACCGCCTAATGTCTTTATCGTTTCTGCATTAGCGTTAATAGTATCACTTTCTGCTTTGATTTTTTCATATGCATCAATAGCATCATTTGCTGCCTTTGTTGATGTATCTACAATCTTACGAGCAACTGTTGTTGCATCCTCATCACTACCTACACGGATTAATAAGGCTCTGTTCATTTTCTCCTGCATTTCTTGCAAAATCAATGTTACCTTATCTGTCATGTGTTCGATGTTTTGGAAAGGGTACTCATCGGGTAAATCTGTATCTTGTTTAATTGGTGTTCTACGTTCAAGAATAATCTTGTGCGTATTGTCTAATGGATCACCATCAGCAGGATATGTTAAAGTTTTGTTTTCCTTGTCATAATCGATGTTCCCTGTTTGTACGCTTTCTGTGCCGTCTGCATCCACCATGATTAAGGCTATATCTTCAATCATGTAAAAGTCATACGGCCATATCCATTTCTTGTTCGCTCCATCACATTGATAAACTACACTAGGTTTATTGACCTCTGGTATCATATTTGTTCCCCTTTCTAATTAAACAGGACTACCCATAATTGAGTAGTCCTTATTTATTAATGTTTGTCTTTCTTTTTGGATTTTTTATCTTTTAGCTTTTTATCTAAAATGATAGACATGATAACATCCTCTAGTTTTGCATCTGTATCGGTTAATGCGAATTTAGATAATGTCCACAATCCATCGGTAATGGTATCACTAAAACCTATGATGCGGTTTGATACTTGTGATAGGCTTCTACCTACATCTGTTGCATCTTTATTTTTAGAAGTTATAGCAGTGTACATATCTTGTAACTTATCCATAATAGAAGTAGCTATAACAGAATTAGTTTTACCAAATGACTTTTCACCTAATATGTTACGCATTGTCATATTAGCAACATCACGTACAAGTGGTACACCCATAATAGATTGAGATGCTAACTCTTCAATAAACGATTTGACTAAATCCTCTGGACTATCATCATCTCCATTTGTCATAGCCTTATATGCCATCATACCTAATGCTGGTATAACAATTGTACCCCATAGCATGCGTACAAATTGTCCGTAGTTTCTTTGGTCTTTTAATCCATAATACCCCTCAGCAAGAATGTTATACAAAGTATTCGCATAGGAATAAAAAGGTACAAACAATTGAACCCATGCATCCCTAGAACGCTGAATGCCTGCACTGTCTTTTGTATCGCCACTACCGAATATATCTCTTACGGCTCTATCACCAGCACTAATAGCTTCCTGTTCTACAAATTCTGCCGTTACTCCCTCAACACTTTGTAATTCTAGTACTTTGTTATCGTATGCAAATTTCCATACAGGAATAGATAATGCAAAATCAGTTTCTGTTAACAATCTAAATCCCATTTGGTTAATATCATCACGGATATTAGCTAATTGTTCAGCTTTATAACCACCAACATTTGTATCACCAATGCGTAAGCCTTTACCCTCAATAGATAGTCCTTGTTTCAAGTCCTTATCTAGTGTTTGAACACGTTCCCTCATGAATATAGATTGAGATAAAACGAAATCACGTGTTGCGTTATACTTGGCTGTACCTACACCATAGAACCCAACACCTGCATCACTAATTGCTTTGAGTGTATTCCCTACACCAATACGATACATAGCAACAGGAATATTTAACGCATTTTGTAATGCGACTGATACACGGCCAATCATAACTGCCTCAGTGGTGCGCTTCTTCAGTGTCATAAGCAATCTACCGATAGTACTTACTTGTGATGCTTCATCTTTCCAATTATCCCTAACCCATGTACGCAAGAATTGATAGGTTTCCATTCCGAATTTATCAACGATGTACTCTTGGAAACGGCTATTGCCTATCAGCTTATTCACATCGGTTACTGCTTTACGCATAGTAACGTGGTTAATAGCTTCCGTAATCGCATTAGGGATAACATCAAAATCAAGCATCAAGGACTTGCCTTTGACTACATCCAAACGTGATTTAGTGGCGCCCATGCCTGTACCAAAGATTGCATTACTAGCAATCATTGTCTTGGCTATATCCTCTGTTTCAAAATCAGATACTTTAGCACTGACTTTAGGATTGTACACAATAGGGAAATATTGACCTTGTATTTCTCTACCACCAATTGTAAATGTAATCCCTTTTTCTTTCTTCAAAGGATTTCCGTAAAGTTCCTCTTGAACCTTACTTCGCTCTTCATAGAATGAGTTGATATGTTCCCATGTTCTGATTACAAATTCCCAATCCTTATCGGTCATGTATTCTTGGAACGCTCGTTCCATTTCTACTTCATTACTTTGGATAGTTTCCAATGCACGTTGTCTATTCTTTTCTGTACCCCAATTCAATGCAAGCATGATGATTTGCTCTTTGGTAACATTGCGTAATTCGCCTACATTATAGAAATGATCATTACGGACATCAAATAGTTGTTTCTTGGAATATACCGCTTTTACATCTCTGGCCAATCTGTACATAGATTTTTCTTTGTACTCATTGAATTTTTGAGTGGCTTTATTAATTGGCTCGTAAATATATCTAACTGCAGGGCCGTTCTTTCCGCCATCCAACCTGCGTAAGAATGTTTCGGCTTTCAATAATGATAAGTTAAAGTTATTCAATGTATTAGACAATGCATCTGCACGGCTGCGGTTGTTTAACTCATTGAATACATTCCCATTATCTCTACCAAATGTTTCGGCTGCCTTATCAATGATTTGGAATATAGCTTCATCAAATGTAACGTTATTCCCTTTTTCATCAATTAGTGTACTTCCCTCATATTGAGTTCTACCGCTTTTGTACATACCTGTCATGAGTTCCTCTAACTGTTCGAGTTCGCTCATTTTGAGAGTGCTAAACATTCTAGGTGATTGAGCATCAAACATTGCTTTTACCCAATCTTCAAGTTCTACAGTCGCTTCCTTATCACCCATAATATCAGCATCTGCATCGAGTGCTTTAATAACTGACATCATATCAAAGCCATCAACAGGTTTTAAGCCATCATACTTAGTTAATCCCATTTGATATGCCATATGCGTATAGAAATAACGCATGTTAGGCTCAATCATGATAGGATTTTGACTTCGTGTAATTCTGCCTAACTGGTCTAATAGTTTAGTGCGTAGTTTCTTAATAGCTTTTGAATTTTCAAACGCTGCTCTTGCCCTTGCTTGATTAAGCATTTGAGATTGTTTAGCATATAATGCTTCGTCAACTTTACCAACAGCCAATGCACTATCCGCTTTCTTGCCGTCTCTTACGGCTTGATTTTGGTATTTCTTGTACTGGCTAGCTTGAGATAATGTCAAATCGCCTAATTCTCTTTTAGCACGTTCCATGTATTTCGGAATAGTACCAAATCCACCATCACGAATTGCACGCACCGCATCAATGCGTTCTTGTAACTGTGCTTTTAGGTTTTCAATTCGTTCTTGTGCGGTATCAAGTTCTTTGGATACACTACCTAATTCCTGTGCTACCCTTGCATGATCTTTCTTGATGCGTTCAGCTTTCGTCAATTCTTTTTCAATTGGTTTCAATTCCTCATCAAGATTTTCACTATTAGGGTCTAGCTTTTGTAATTTGCTTAGTAATTCCCAGTTCTTAGCAAGGTCTTTATTGGTATGCGCCTTAATCAAGCGTACTTCCTCTTGCGTAAGTTCCATTTGGCCTTGATTGGATAATAACATTTCTTCGGCTATTTCTTGATTAGATTTGCCTGCGTTCGGATCATTAACAAACGTATCTTTCGCACGTTCCATTTCCTGTGCTACTGCTTCATCGTAAGTACTGCCAGCTTCCTCACGTTCCGCCTTTTCTAGCCCCTCAATAGTTCGATATTGAGTATTTTCCAATGCACCATCACCCAATGCCATATATCGTTGATGTTCTTTATAGATAGGATATTCTTCGATTAAACGCTTTTCGATTGCAACTTGTACATCGTCTTTTACTTCTTCCCATTCTTTAATAGGTCGATTATCTAACTCTTTCATATACTTACGAATTACACGTTCTTTTGCTTTTTCTTTAATGTCAGCAATATACCCTTGTACTCGTGCCTGTTCACTTTCACTTAACTGTTGATACAATTTTGTATTCTCAAATTGTTCTAACGCTTGTTCATGTGCATAGTTTTCAATATCATCTTGTGTAGCTATCATGCGTGCCATTATATCTTTAATGTCAGATGGTACTTCACCGCCCAATCGTTGAACACTACGATAAATACGAGTTAACCATTTAGAGAATTGACGGAATACACGTTGTAATCCTTTTGTTGGTGCTTCACCGCTTCGCAAGTAACTTTCCCAACCTCGTGCAAATTTCTCGTGTGCTTTGGTGTTGTCTACGTTTTCGCCATCAACCCAACCGCTCCACTCTTTGAGTGTATTCCAATCATCAAGTAGTTGTTTAGGTGCATTGTCCATAGATGCTAGTTTTTGAATATCATCAAAGAATACATGCCCCATTTCGTGTAAGAATGTACTTCTATCTGCGGTTTTGAAAATGCTGATAATGCGTTCGCCATTGCTCATGATTTCGGTCGTGCCATTAACAGATTGGTTGTACTTTTCAATGACTTTGATTGCTTTATCATCGAACACTACATAGCATCGTCCGTCTTGTTCGCCAATATAAGTAATACCTTTAACACCATACTTATTAAGATGTTCTGATGCTTGTTTTGCACCACCTAATGCTTTAGATAATGCCGTATAAAAATCTCTACCATTTATGCCACCATCATTTAATAGTGTGGAAAAATCATTTTTATACTTGCCCCAATAAACTTCCCTATACTTTTTGCCAGCCATACCACTTTCTTTAAAAGCATTAAACCACATAGTATCTAGTTGATTTTTTATATCTTTTATACTATTTGGATTTTCTTTCAATGCCTTTAAATCAATGTTATATTTTTCAGCTAATCTATTTATATTTCTCTGAGCAATTGTGTTAAGTTCTCCATCAATATATTCATCAAGGTATTTATCTTTGAGTAAGTTGTACTCAGTATCTAGTCGATCAAAATCGCTTTGTAACTCATCAATTTCTTTTTTTGCATAATGGTTAAATAAAGGACTGTTCGTATATTCATTGATAAATACTTCTTTTTCTTGTTCTGGTAACGCATTAATTGCTGCATTTAAATTTTGCTTTGTTTCTTTACTTAAAACATTTAATGACTGTTGCTCATCAATCATTGTTTTAGTATCTGGAACATCAACTTTAAATAATGTGCCTTTATCAACATCATGAATTAAAGATAATTCACGTCTATATAAATCAGATACTTTTTTATCTTTAGCAAAATACAAACCCCAACCATGTACTTGATTACCCTCACCAGTACCAATAGCACCTAAATCAAATTCATCAAAATCATGTGGTGAACCATGCCATGCTGATTGATAGTACTGATAATTATGTTTCTTTCGGAGATTGTCTAAATCATTTTCGTTTGGTATACTATTAATAAATGAACGACTTAGTTTAATCCCCCCAAGCCATGGTGGCTGGTTTTTTGGATTATTACTAAGTCGTTCTTTGTTTATATATATTAAATCCCCACCCAATAACAAATCATAATACGCTATATTGGTATTTCTAGCATAATAAGATTGTACAACATGATAATCACCTCTATTATTATATTTGTTCAATAATATTGGCATCATTATAGGCTTTCCGTTTAAACCAATTACTTCAGTTATAATAATAATTTTTTTGCCATTATCTGCACTAAATATTGCAGATGGGTTTGCAATGGTATTAGGTAACTGTTTCAACATATCAATGGAAACTGTATCATTATGTCCAGATAAAATTCTTTTACCGTTAGAATCAAATACAGGTGCACGCAATATTTTATGCAAAACACCGCCTGTAATTTTGATTTTTTTTAAGTCAAGATTAATTAAGTCAAAGACTAATGGTGAATCCATTATATCTATTATTTTTTTACTTCCTATATTATTAGCATTATCTACATTGTTAGCCCAATCACTTAATACTTTATCAAGTTTGCTTTCCCATACTGCTTTTGTATTTTGATTATACCCTTTTTGATTTTCTAAAACCGCATCCATCTTGATACGCACGCTATCACGCAAATAATCCATAGCAGTATAACCACCACGGCCCATTTGTCGCATATATTGTGCCATTACATCAGCATGTTGTGCCATCAACAACGCATTAGCTTTTGCCGTTTCACGTTGTTTTCTATCGGTGCTTTCGCCAATCGCTTTAACTACTTTGTTGTACACTTCATAGCCACTCTTGGATAATTGCATTCGTAACGCTATATCGTTATCTGCTAATGTAAAAATCTTATCGTGCAAGCGTTCAAGGCTTTCAATTTGTTGTAGCGTATGCTCCATATCAGCATGATGAATATTGCTTTGGTTAAGTGCTTCCGCATTATCAGCAAATGCAGTTTGTGCTTTCGCTACGCTAGAATGGTACGCTGCACGTCTACGTTCTGCATTCGTGCGTGGTGCTTTACCGCCATTATTAGACTTGTAATCAGTCAGCCATTGTGGCTCTACACCACTTGCCGTAGCCTCTTTAATATCATTGTCCATGTTGTCAAAGTCGCTTGCGTAGTTTTCACGATAGTCTTGCACTAGGTTTTTGTACAAGTTATTGTATGCTTGCTTAACTTGTGTAGGATTAGAAAATACTTGTTCTAGTACTTCACGATCTACATCGCTTGCATCTTCAAATTCATCACGGATAATGCTTTCCTTAACTCGTTGTGCTTTCTTTTCTGTTGCATCAACTAGGTTATTATTAAAGGCTTCTACTTCCGCTTTTGCACGTTCTAGCGTTTTCATGCTCATACCGCCACGAGTAAAGTATGTACTTTCTTCTAGTGCCTTAACAGTTTCTTCCGTCAAGCCACCGCTTAATTGTGCATACTTTCCGATTGGTACAGGAATATCTGCATCAGCTTCAATGCTCTTTGATACTTCCTCTTGTGTTACCAAACCACTATCAATCATATTCTTAATAGCTTGTTGACCCTCTTCGGTTTCTGCCATTTCATTGACATTTACATATGCAGTAGATACACCTACATTATCGCCCTGTGCTTGTACGATTTTTCCGTACAACTCAGGGTTTTCTTTTGCCATTTTGTTTGAAGATGCATCTTGTTTCAATGCTTGCATGATAGCATTACCATTTCGATTTTGTTCTGCCATGATTGCGTGTTGTTGTTCTTCTGGTGTTAGCTTTTGAAATTCATGGAACGCTTTCATGGTGTGAATACCACTCACACCGCCACCAATTGCACCCAAACCAATAACGGCTGGTAGTGCTTGTAGCATTGCACCGCCTGCACCTACTGCCATATCACCTATGGAATATACTCCCTCTGGGTCATTAGCATTGCGGTATAGGTTATGTTGGAATTTTTCGTTGATGTCTTGCAATCCCTCTTCGACTAATTCAGAACCGCCAGCCTTAACAGATGCTTTGGCCATTTGTGCAACAGTAGTGCCAATGCCTCTATTGAATGTTGCGATTGTATCACTTGTAGCACCTTGTAATACTTTTGACATAACCGCTTTAGGCGCTACTTTACCTATGCCTTTAACCATAAAACGTGTAGATGCCATTTCAATACCTGTATCAACTGCAGCATATGTCATAGCGTATTTATAGGCTTCATCATTAGAGTATACTTTATTACCATTTGCATCACGTTTATTAATGAGTTCTAGGTATTTGTTACCGAATGACATTTTGTACATTTCATATGCCATGTCAGCACCGCCACCCCATTTAGCACCAGTTGCTGCGCCTGCGCCTATACCTACACCATCGGTAGTTAAACCACCAATTACCGCACCGATTGCACCGCCTATGATTGCACCTGTACCGCCTTGTTTACCCATCATATATGCTTGTGCTGCAGTATCACCAACAATAGATTGTAACGGATTTAGTGCATCAGTTTTTCTGTATTGTTGCAAATTACCTTGCAAGCGTTCCATTTCATCGTTGAGTTCTTTAATTCTATCAGTATCAGTAGTATGTGCCATTTCAAAACCAACATCACCTAGTTTCATTTGGTCGTTCATGGCCCATACGCTTTGTTGGATACTGTCAAAAATACCACGTGTGGCCTTTACTGATTGCAAGTTTTGAATAGCTTGAATACCCTCTGCTTGTGAGTTGTATTTTATTTTATACATTTCTGGATATTCATCATAGATTTCTTGTACTGTTCTACCTCTATCAACTTGTGCAGCTAATGTTGCAGCCGTTCTAAATCCATCTTCATTGCTATTCATGATTACATCAGCACCGATATTTAATTTGTTTGCATATTCTAGTGCAGCATTAGCTTTTAATTCATCATTATTGTATTTGAATTGCAATGCGGATGTTCTGAATGTAGCATTATATGCTATGCTAGGGTCTATGCCTGTAGCATCTGCAATAGCTTTCAATCTATCAGCTACAAGCATTTTATTATCGCCGCCTGTTGTATCAACTATGAACGGCTTATCCTTTACAGTATCAGCAATAGAAGATACCGCATCAATAGCATTGCCAATAACACCATTAACAGGTTTTAACTCTGTTTGATGTTCGTCTAAATTGACTGTGCCGTTCGGTTGATACTTGTTAAAATGCCATTGATTAGCCATTATGCTATCTCCTTAATTATCTAAATCACCAAATGTTTGATGGAATGTACGTTCATCATAATCGTTATAATTGCCGTTTTCATCTGTACCACCATTTCTATATAATCTTACATAGTGTCCGCCATCATCACCTATTACAGGTTTGTAATCCACATATCCTGCACCATGTAAAGTTGCAAGTGATACATCGCTTTGATAGTTTTCACCACTTTCCCAGAAATGGTTCACTTGAGTTGTTTGTATTACTTTAGGCCCTGCAATTTGATTTGCATACCATATTTGATCACCAACGCTTGGTGGTTCTCCGTGTTCCATCATGTACTTTTGATAAAATGCACTAAAATCTTTCCTAAATCCTTCTTTAAATAAGCCTTTTTGACTGTCTTTTAATCCGTTCATTGCATCGTTCATTACAGATTGAACGGCGGATAAATCAACAGAATATGAACCTGTTCCGTTGTCTCTGTCAGTTAATTCTTTATTCAGTTGGCTCATTTCTTGCATGGAAAGGCTTCCGTTTTCTGCTGCGTATTTCAAAATATCGCTAGCAGGTGTACCATTTTGTATCATCTGTACAATATTAGTTTTGTACGCTGCATTATTAGCTGCAGCCGTTTCTGCACGTTCTGCATTTATAAATCCATTTCTAACAGCACCAAATCTTAGGATTAATTCAGGATTTCCAGCAGTAGATCTGTCTAAAAAGTTAGCTAATTCAGCATTAGATGCACCGTTTTTTTGCATCTCTAAATACTGTAACTTAATTGCTTTTTCTTGCTGTTTTAATTCTTCTTCACGTGCTTTTTGACGCTTTCCAACTTCAACATCATAGGCTTTTAAATACATATTGCGTTCTTCTAGCAATTCCCCATCAGTTAATTGTCTACCGCTTCCACTAAACTTACCAATACCAACTATAGGGTAAATATCAGCACCAACAATGGATACACCACTACTACCAGCTTGTGCGACTTTACCATCGCCCATATATACACCTACATGTGTTACCCCTTTGTAGGCTTTGTCATCTGAGTTAATAGCGTTAGGGTCATCACTTGTGGCCCATCTAGCTTCATTACTTGGAACGTGCCAGAATACCAAATCACCTTTTTTAGCTTGTGAAATATCTGTTGTGAGTTTCCCCTCTTGCTCGGCTTGTAGATATTGTCCATCAGCAGTTCTATAATTTAGCTTAACCCCTGCACTTGCCAATGTATCGAGTGTGAATTTACCACAATCAGTAGCATCACCACCATCACTGCCTAACACATAAGGTTTACCAATAGATCCACTCACTGCACTATCCAATGCAGCAATATTGATAGAACCGCCTTTATTTTGATTTCTTAATCCATTTACATATGCATCGGCGGCTTTTTCTCTACCACCCTCGCCATATGTATCGACATCGCCAGAAATCTTTCCATTTATAGTTTGTTGCGAATTAACTTGTTGAAATGCTGCATCAGCTTTGGCTAATATTCCCTCACTAACACCAGCTTGTCGCAATGCTGCAATAACTTGTGGCCCATATTTTATATCATTTCTTGTTACTGCTTCATTTACAACGCTTTGACCGATAGTATCGTATACTTCTTGCTTTTTACCTTTTACAAATTCTTCGCCACGATCACCATACATTAATTCGATATTCTTACCAATACCATCTAATGCAGTTTGTACTACATTAGGGTTGTTAAATCCTAGTACGGCTATTTGTTTAGATTGGTCTAGGTTGTTATTAAAAGTAACATCCTTGTATTTCTCACGTTCTGACCGCTCGTGTACTTGAACCCTTGTGCTATTGGCTATTGTATCGTTATCAGCCATTCGTAAGAATCTATCTCTAATTCGATTGTTATTAGGTAGATTATCTAGTATTTCATGTCTAGCCTTGCTTTCAATTTCATTGAATGAATATCCGATATTAGCCGCACCACCTAATGAGGTATGTAATAATCCACTATCTTCATTTGTTAGTGCATCTGAAATACGTTTTTTATAATCTGTTTCAGCGTTCATGTAGGCTATATTTAAATCTTCATCAAGTTTCTTTTGATATTGTTCGTTAATATTAGCAATTCCATTGGCGATGCTACGCAACCCGCTTTGGTCTGCACCATATGCAATTTCGTTTGCGTAATTGTGTATTTGTCCATTAATGGTATTTAGTTGTTCTTGGCTTTCATAATTAACAAGTTTCATATCAGCCTACCTATATCTAACCTTACGTACAGTAATAACAGATGATGGCCCTGTTCCGTTTTCCATTCGCATTGTGTCCGCTTGTCGCATTCCACTAAATGCATCAAACGTTGTATCACCACCATATACAGTTTTGTACTTTTTAGCACTCGCACTACTACCTGCATATTGTTGTTTTAAACCATATATACTAGATGCACCACTCAAGATAGTTCCGAGCATTTGCAATCGCCCTTGCGTTTTAGCATTAGATGCAGCTGCTCTTGCACTACTAGCTTCATTGCGATAATTAACCCCATTAAGATATTCATTGTAGATGCTATTGTTTTTGCTAGTTTCCCAATTGTTAATATCCTTGTTGTATTCATCGTAGCTACTAGCCATTAATTGTAATGGTGTGCCACTCATGGATAACCCTGTAGCGCCTGCTTCCGCCGTATTCTGACCTGCAATCAACCGCATTTTATTGTCCATCTTATCACGCTCTTGTAGTGCTTGATTGGCAATATCCTGTTGCTTCCTATCAGATATACGTGCATTAGCTTCCGCTGCTTGTGCCTGTGCATTATACATTGCAGTTTGTGCCTTAGTTTGTTGATGTTGACCCCATAATGTAGTAACCAATTGACCTGCCATCAATGCAATAGGATTACACATTCGCATCCCCCTTTCTCAATGTAAATAGTTCCATTCCGTTGCGTGTAATATCAGAATGAATAACCGCCCCTAGTGATGTAAGCCATCGCTTTGAGCGGTTATTTTTCTTATGTATGAAATTGAATAAACATTCATGAGTGGATAGCCACTCTTTTATGATTGCGTTACTTCGTTTTAGAAATTCTTTTTGTAATTTCAAATTAGCATCTAGTATCTTATTTCCCAAGAAATAAATACAGTACATTCCGTTAATTGGCTTTTTTGAAATTCCGTATACGGCTATTGGTACATCATTCTCAATTACAATGTGGTTTTCGTAATCATCACTGCATATATCCCTCACAAAATCATTTTTTCCATAATTCGGAAAATTTTGGTTTGCTATATTGACCTCTAAGGTGTCTATGGCTCGTAAGTTGATATATAAGTCATGAATTAATGAAGTGTGCCTTACAGGGCAAATATCAAAGTCCTGTAACATTTGGAAAACCACCGCCTATTTCTATCTCTCTTGTAACGCTTAAAAGGTTAAATGGATAAGGTTTTTCGTGAAGAATACATACAGATGCATCAGTTGAGTACACTCCATCGAATTTTGGCAATATACATACCTTATCGCCACTATATAACTTGAGTGGCGGTAATGAAATATCATCCATATGGTTGAAGTTTCTTCCGATTTTGCCACCGAATGAATTCAAGATATTGAGTGATAATCTACTCATAGTTAATTGTCGGCCTTGCAATGTACCATCTTGTATTTGCATTTCGATACTCGGAATACGTAATCGTGTAGTGTAGTTAATACCAACGGCCACGCTTTGTGCCTTACCATCGATATTAATAATTGCCGTAGGTGGTACTTCCTTAATTGGCCGTTCCCTACCATTTACAACGATTTGCACATCCTCACCAATTAGATGAGGTACTGTGATAGTGCTGATATTTTCTGTGCTAGTTTGTCGAATGTAACAATCCATGTATATGTTGTTATTATCCGCATTGTACATTGGCTCAAATCGTTCTATGCACATGACTGTGCCACTTTTAAAATCACGCTCAACGATAACATATAAACTATCTTGTTCACCCTCTGCCACACTCTCAGCATATTTATATTTGCCTTTTGTAGTGAAGTGCGACCATGCATACACCTTTTGTTCTGGTATATATGTTAGACAATCGATGTTGCCATCATCTGTTACGTAGTAAACGATACTATCTGGATCTTGTGCATAAGCACTTGTAATAAAATTACGATACTTTGTCAGATGCTTAACGAATAAAGTTAAGTCCGCCCCTGTGTAGTTATCGCTTTCATACGAGTATCCTAAATCACGCACTACGCATCCTCTAGCCTGTACGTATACGCATCTATTCCCTATGTACTGTGGCTCACATTCAGATGCACCACGCTGTGTTTGTGTACGTAGATTACAGTTAGTCGGTGTGATAGTTTTAGAACCATCAATTATCCATTCGTTACCACTCGTCAAAATCAATAAATCATTAGCAGGTATCAAATGTCTAATGTCATACATTTTGCGGTTAATAACAGGTAGTGTGATTGCACTATCATCTGTAATCGTACCGCCTACCTTTTCTACACCAAAGTTTGAATAATCGCCTGTGCGACTGAACCATATGTAGTTAGGATATTGATTACTAGATGCTAGGATAAATCTATCTTGGTAAAACGTACATACACGAGGATAACCAAGGCCTTTGCCCCATTGTCCAAATCTGAATTTAGAGGTTGCTTCGTTATCTACAACGCTATTCAATACATTGACTTTAACGTGCTTACTATCAACAAATTCTTTGATTTCAACTACACCATAATTAGAATGTGGCAAGAATGATAGGTCTACATTAACGCTACCACCTTTCAAATCAGATACAACTTTCAATTTAGCACTAGGTGTAACCTTGCCTGTGTCGGTTACGTTGTAGTCATTGTTGGATGTATATACCCTGTAATCTTTCCATGTAGCGCCGTTGTCATTGCTGATTTGGATTTTAACAGTACCATTCCATGTGCCGTGTGATGTGAATTTCCATGATAAATCCTCATCGCTACTGAATTGTTCTACATCATAATTGATGTTGTTGTATTCATTTTCAGCCATAAGAATACGTTCATCATCACCATCATAGCTGCCTTTTATCACTTTTCCTATTTCACTTGTTATAATCGCTTTTACATAATGTTCAATCTGCATTACAGAATGAACCATATCAGCGTTGAATATATCTTTTGTGGCGGTTAATGTATCGCCATTTAAGATTACAGTACTTTCTTTGTCTATGTTGACTTCGCCGTATGGTTGCTCTGATAGTTTGTATGTATCAAATCGCCAGTCGGTATCAGAATACCTAGATAGCGTTTTAACTGGATACTTACCACTACAAATGAACATTACATCACCACTTTGGATACAGTTCAATTTATCGACTACATCACTTTCAAATGGTGTTTCTAGTTCTATACCTGTATATATACCATTCCGCCACACTCGGATATACTGCTCTCCGATTTCGAGTAGGAATGATTTATTCTTCTCTGCCGTAAACTCAAATAGCCGTGTAGACTTATCCTTGTTTTTGACTTGCCCTATATACTCTGACCCTTGCCGTCTAGCTACTGCGCCATAAGGTCTAATGACTGCATTTTCTGCTAATAGTAACGCACTTTTGAATTGATCTAGGTCAAACCGCCTAGATACATCAGGCGAAATCTCACCAGTTGTAAATGCAAGTTGTGATATATACATTGGTTTCATGATTACCAACTCCTTGCTTTTACATAGTTAGAAATATATGGCATATCTTGCCTACGTTCTTTAGCGCTCAAACTCTTGGCTTCTTGCGTTGCTGCTTGATAGAGTTTATAGCACTGGTCGAATAAGCCACTATTACCAGTCAATGGCATGGCTAGTTCTGCGCCCATTTTAGATTTCAAGGCCTGTACGAATACAGGACTAAATATATCTATATCTTGCACATCGTACACATAATCAATATACGCAAGCGGTACATCGCTTACTATGTACTTTGTGTTGTCATCAAAAGTAAACACATCATATTCTTTTTGGCTTTCCGCTTTAAATCGTTCCCCTTTAGGAATAACCCCAAGGATGCGGATACACTTTTCAGGATACGCATAAACAAATTCATAGCCAGCTAGTTTATGTTCAGATAACACGCACTCTTCACGCTTACGTGCAAAATTCCATTCATATTGTGAAAGTAGCATTTTGCGTGTCGCATCATAGTGCAATCTGCATTGTCTAGCCGTTTCTGTTTCTTCATCAAGGCCGTATATCCTACCGCCATTGATTAATGACAAAGCCATGTTGCAAATATCAGTAGGTGTCATATTGCCCCCTTTTTATAGTGAAAAAGAGGGATGCATAAGCACCCCTCATTCTGTTATTCTGCAGTTTCTTCCGATTTCTTGCCTTTAGATTTAGTCTTTGGCTTTTCTTCGCCATCTTCGGTTTCTTCTGCGCCTACAGCTTCAAACAAATCATTGAAGTAATCTTTATCGTATTCAGCTACTTCTTCTTTTGTAAGTTCTACTGTTTTTCCTTCTTCAATTAAACCCTTTGTATTGTGATACAAAGTTACTTTTGCAATGTATTCCATGTTACCCCCTATTTGCTAGTGATACCACTAGTTAAGAATACAGAAATTGTGCCAGCCGTTGCATTGTTGACATTAGCACGTGTATAACGTTTAACACCATTTGCCAAACGTACTTTATATTCGTACCCAGCTGGTGCATTGGCTGGTAATGTAATACCATGCAACAATACAGGGTTAGCAATGTTTTCTGTATCAGATGTATATACGTTGATTAATGCAGTACCTGTTAATGCTTTGTCTACACGAACCACTAACCACAAGTTAGGGTCAGCATCACCGCTAGTAATCATAACATCGGAGCTGACATTGCCAGATAATTCACGTTTCCAATGGAATGTATTTAAAGTATCGATAATCATGTATTTTCTCCTCTCTACTATGCAGTAACACGTGCTTCGGTGGAAAGCAATGCATCAATTTTACGAACAGGAATACCATTAGCACGAGTAACCATTTTACCCATTTCCATATCTTCTGTGATAGTAGAACCATGTACTTTATTCTTTTGCAAGCGTAAGAATGTACGCAATTCTTGGTTCATATACCATACAGGACGGCATCCTGTGAGAGATTGCATTTTTTCTTCTGCACGGATCATCAAGTTAATCAAGTTAGGGCCTGCGGAAATATCTTCTTTGATAGATTTCATATCGATATTAGCGATACGTACTACATATCTCCAATCACGCACGGATAAACCGATGTTTTGTTTAAAGTGTGTGCGATAGCCTTGGAACATAGAACCATCAGCTTTAGTTACTGTTACTTCGCCCAAATCTTCTTGTTCTAAACCGCCTTGACTGCCACGTGGATAAATACCATGTACAGTAAGAGGACCCCAACCTACGAGCCACATAGAGGCAAGGTTAGCAGTACCACCAGCATCAATAATGTTTTTAGCGCAATCAGCTTTTTTCGTATCCAATGTATTGAAACGTGCGGATAAGCCAATGAATTTTTCTGGTGTAGTTTCATCGCCATAGAAAAGTGTGCGTGCGATTTCTTGGCCCATACTTTCAACAAACGCACTATCTTCTGTTGCACGGAACGCTACAGGGTCATTAGAAAGTTTAACCAAGTCTTTATCCACTTCGGAATAGGCTTCCAACATACCACAAGTATCCGTGATTTGTTTTGTAGTGGATTTAGATGGTTGTACACCGCCATACAACATGCGCCATGTAGTGGATGGTAATCCAGTACGTACAGTTGTTTTGTTAGATGTACCATCGTTACATTCAATCATTGTCATGTCTTGAATGATTTCGTTTGTTTGGTTCAATTGCTCAATGATTTGTGCAATTTTACCATTTGGATCCATACGAGTTTGTAAATCCAATAATGTAGGATTGTTAGTTCCAATTGTAGCCATTAATTAATCTCCTTTAATCTTTAAACATGGACGGATACATATTCCGTCTAATAGCTTCGTCAGATTGATTATTTGCAGGTCTGTTGTTCCCTGCGTTGTTATCTTCGCTTGCCATACTAGCGATATGTGCGAATAATTGAATTACTTCTACACGATTACCCAAGCCGTTTTCTGCTAGGATTTCACGGATATTAGGAATAGTCTTTTCTACTGCTTCAACACCTGCGGCCGCTTGGCTAACAGTAGCATCGAATTTATTACCTAATACCTCACGAGCGTTATCTGCATAACCTTTGTATTGTGCGTTAAGTGCTTCTTGCTTTTGGTTTTCGTAAGCCGTTACAAGGTTAGTAGCATATTGATTACCAAACTTAGCCATTTGTAATGCTTGCTCTTGCGTAGCACCTACACCATTTAGCATTTTTGAAAACTCATCTGCGATGGTTTGGTCTACTTCGCCACCCTCAAATGCAGTAGAGAAATCATATACAGTAGGTTCTGCAGGTTGGTCGGTGTTAGTATCACCGCCACCGCCTAAAATCGTACTTTGTTGGTCTTGTGTATTCGTATCCTGTGGTGTACCACCATTTGCACTATCCGTGTTATTGTTTGTGCCTTGTTCTAAATTTTCATCCATGGTTATTCACCTTTCTCTAATTCACTTTGTTCTAAAGTCTTGAAATATTTCTGCATCTGAATGTTTTCTATTTGTGCTAGGTGATATTTCTTAACACCCTCTACACCATCGCCAATCTTTCCTAAATCGTTTTGCAATAAAATAGCAACAGCCCTCATTCCCTCGTTAAAGAATGTTGTACTGTTGCCTGTGAATGATTGGCTATTCAGTTTTGCTCGGTCTAATATGCGATAAAAAAACCACCTACCGAGTTCATCACTCAGTACGTGGTTCAGCGCTTCAATATCACGCTCACGCATATAATCTCTTTTTTGTTTCATCTAGTACCCCATTCCCATTAACTGTTGCATTACAGGGTTTCCATCATTTGCCGCATCAGTTGCTTGTTTAGCTGCACTAGCCATTTGAGGTGCTAATTGTGCTGCTTGCATCATTTGTGCTTGTTCCTCTTGTTCTTGCTGTGCCTGTTGTTGCTCTTCCATCTTAGCTTGATATTCATCGTTCGATACAATTACTTTTGCAGGTACACCGAGGTTAACACCATAATAATCCGCTGCTTCTTCAAAATTGAATTTTTGTAGAATGTTAGGATTGCCCTGTGCTAATGACATAAGGAACGCAAAATACTGTTCAATTGAAGTTAAGGATGATACTTTCTGAGCCTGTGCCAATGGTGAAATGTACTCTATCTTGACATCTTGGCCGTTTAACTCTTCCGCCAATGCTTCATCGATTGGTGGAAACACACCTGCACGATCTAATATCGCATAGGTACGTTCGATAATCGGATTAAGAAATTCAGATAGTAGCCGTTCTACTACAGGCCCTAATTGTTGCAGTTTCTCTTGCGTGCGTTCCATGACTTCCCTTGCCGTCATTTGTCCATTGTCCATGTTATCGAGCATAAGGAATAAGTCAGCACTATATGCACGCTTAATACTATCTTTAACTTCAATGATTTGTTGCATAATCCAATCGAGATTGATACCTACGTTAAAGATAGGCTCAACCTTACCGCCTGTATCGACTTCTGTTATACCGCCCGGAAATAGTGATACACTACCGATTACATCAGATGTAACTGCCATTGGCGGTTTTACACCGAGTTCAATAGCTGTTAATCGGTCTAGTTCCAACTTTTGCAACATCATCGCATCAGATTGTGCGAACCATGCACTACCTTTACCATAACCATTTAGATCATGTGTGGTGTGCCGTGCAATCGGAATAGGCCATTCTTCATAACCACTATGTCGCAAGATTTCATCATCTCTACTCCCCTCAACCCAGTAAATAGAGGAGTAAGGCATATTCTTATTACCTAGTTTTCCGTTGCGGTCTTTGTTTTCACATACGAACCAACAAACAGTATATACAGTTGCATTACCCTTGCCGTCATCGTATGCATTTTTAATCTTTTCGGTACAGTTATCATATCCAAACTCTTCCACGAGTTGGTCGCAAGTCATGTTATATTTCCGCCCAAACGTGTTAACTTCACCATTAGCGTTACATTCTAATGCGTAAGTACCGATTGGATACGATGTGAAACGTACACCAACTTTACCATCTGGCATGATTGACATCGGCGCTTGTCCGAATGGCAACTCCATATAGACTTGGTGAACCACATTGTAGAAATTGGATTTTGCAAATACTGCATACAATATTTCTTCACGTTCATCTAATACTTTCGCTACATCGCTATTTGCTGCCATATCCGTATTTTCCATGGTTAGCTTAAACCATTTACGGCTAGGCGGTGTCATTCCACTCATTACACCACTAGCGAATATTTGACAACTTTCCCATGCAATACCAGTAAGGATTTTATCGGTGTACAACTTCGATTGGTCTTGTTCACCATCAAACACACCAAGGAATGGTAATTGATAGTCTCTAATCATCTTCCATTTCTCAACGTACTTTTGACGATTTGTAAACATCTGATTGAATTTAGCTTTTATTTTCTTGTAGTCTTTTGGCTTAGTTACAGGCTTTTCTGTAGGTTGCCTTGCCAAACTAGATAAGATAGTACTCATATTAACCGCCTAATGTTGTTTTGCCTGTTGCTTGATTTAACGCACTAGCTAAAATTGTACTATCATAACCAGTTTTCTTACGCTTTTTATCGGTGAACCATTGTTCATCTTTCTTTTGCGTCATGTCATCAGTCTGTGCGACTGGTGCAGGTGCTGGTGTAGTAACACTTGGTGTCTTAGCTTTCATACACATTCACATTCCCCCTTTACCCAAATGGTTTGTACTCTGTATTCGCTACTCTTCTGTGATTGCCATTTACTTTTTTAGTGACCCTAAATGCAAAGGTCAAGGCTAATGCATCGCCTTTGTTAGGAGATGGTAAGCCTCTTTCTTTCATGTCTTTCTTGCTTTCAAGTTGGATACGGCCATTCTTATCAATGATCGCTTCTGGCCCTACGAGGTCATCATACAGTCCTTGCTCATTAGGAATTGAACCGCCCTCTTTTAGCCATTCTTTCATTTCACCCCACATGTACGCACGCATGTTGAGATACATATTGTTAGGACTAGCACCACCAAAGGCAACTAACCGCCATTTTCTACCCATTGACTTACCAATGCTGTAAATACCAGTGCCGTACCCTTGGTCTATGAATACTGCATCAGCTTTGTATTCATCTTCAAATTGTGCTATGAGGTTAGCCATGCGCATATCATCGTCATTCTTTTCAATCGTTGCCAAACACTTCATGGAATAGCCATTACGCATTACGATTTCTAATGTATCGCCACCAGTCCATGCAGGGTCTACACCGATAATTACAGGTAGGTTATTAAACTCACCAATTCTGTACATTCGCTTTTGTGCTTCATCTACAATTGATGCGGATATAAATTGTGTATCAGATGCACTAGGGAATATCCCTCTTACACGCACTTTTACAAAGTCGCTATCCTCACCATGAATATCAACCCATTCTTGTAATTTCGCTTTGTTCGATACTTTAACAGTTCGACTGTCAATTTGTTCTGTATACCAATATTTACGATACTTTCTAAAACACTCTCTAAATCTGCCACTGTTTCGTGTAGGATTGCCAAAAGCACACCATATAATTTCTGTTTCTTTATCCGTTAAAGCACCCTCTGTTACTTCCCAAATGCTATCAGATATAGCTGATGCTTCATCAAATATGATTAGTATTCTATTCCCTTGATTGTGCAAGCCTGCGAATGCTTCTGGATTACTTTCGCTCCACGGAATAGCATCTATCCGCCATGTTTTTTCATACTTTTTATCAGCACTAAACAATGCAGTTGCGGTGTAGGTGAATAGCTCCTTGCCTATAAACAGGTTGTACCACTTGTTAAGTTCAGGCCATGTTTTAGAAATTAACTGTTTTTCTGTGTTAGCAGTAACTACACCCCTTGTATTTTCATGAGTAGCCATAGCAAACAAAATCAAAAATGATACCAATGTTGATTTCCCAATACCATGTCCTGACGCAATCGCAATTTGTATTGCTTTAGAAAGGCTTTTTCCTTTTTTTAGTTCTTTGCCAATCTTTTTCAAGATTTTAATTTGCCACTTATCAGGCCCATCAAAACGTTCAAGAATGGTATTCTTTTCCCCCCAAGGGAATGCGAAATAAACAAAGCCTAATGGATCATGCGTAAATGAACCCAACGCATCAATCAGTTGTGCCTTGTTGTACTTCATCTGATTTCACCCTTGCTTGTTTCATGCGGTCTGATATATCAATCTCTATTTCTGCATCAAGTTTTACCTTGTCAGTAAATAGCATGTGCCGTTTGCCTAACAACTCGGCTGCTTTGGTTCTATCTGCAATTGATGTATCCAAACCAAATGCATCTTTTTCTTCGCCATTCATAACCTTGGTTAGGTACTCCAGCACTTCATCAGCCGTTGCGATTGTGCTTTTACTACGCTTTTCCATTACTTCATCTATGTATTTACGTACCTTTACTTTTCTTAATAGTTGACTTCCCTTACTTGATGCACTTTTTTCTGCATATCCAGCCTTGATAGCACTCTGTGTCGCATTGGTAGTCTTGATATACTCATCTGCAAATATACGTTCTTTTTCTGTTAAGGTGTTAGCATCTGCCATATATCAATCACCACCTTTATATGTTCTAACTAAAAATAGCAGTACTTCATGTTGCTTAGTACTGCTATACTCACTTTCTTTCTTATAGAGTTGTCCTTGCTTGAACGTTTTCCCTTTCTTGTACTTATGAGGGAATGTCAGTTTGTATTCTTCCTCTGTGTACATTCGATTAACGATATATACCTTGCAAGGCTTATCGAATTTACTCCATGATTGCCTTACATCGACTACATACCGCCTGCCGTTCATTTGTAATGCTTTAAGCAATTTCTTTATCGTTGGTTGATAATTCACATCAAGCACCACACAATACCGACTATAATCAATACACCGCACACAATAGCTAGACAATCAATAATGCTTAATACGTTATCTTCACGATGTTCAAACGCATATTTTGCTTTCGCTTGTAGGTCTTTGTTATCTAAATCTTGTGCTGCACGTTTAAACAACGCTCTATCCTTAATGAATTGTTTAATCGCTTTAATCATTTTAGTACTTCACCACCTTTCCGCTTTAACTTCCCATTAGATCGCACACATAAACCACATGTACTTTTTCTTGCATTCCCCTGTGTGATATATGTTTGGCATAATCCGTCATATTCAATGACATTAGCCGTGCATTTCCCTTTCTTGTTGTTCAAGCATTTACTCTTACAACACAATATATCAGTCATCATTTCTCCCCTTTTGATAACTTTATACAAAAAATGAGATATATCGCCGTGGATATACCTCATTATGTGATAATTTTATTCATTTTTATTGCATACTCAAAACCAAAGTTATGTAGTTAGCTATTCGCTAACACGAGCATATGAATTGTAATCATGGTTAGCTCACTCTGTCTAACTCTCGCACAATACTCGGTTCCCAACGGAACATATAGCTTTAGTTTTCAATATGCAATTGCACTCTCTAAACTAATACCGCTAGTTGTTTGTAGTATGTAACATTTTTTCGCTTAAGGTTTTATCTCATGAAACGTATAGTTGGTTGTTATTGCAATATTGGAACGGATTATATGTGCGGTATTAGTTTACAAAATGCAATATAAGAGGTGCGGTGCAGTTAGAAAATAATATAGATTGTAATGACTTAGAAACAATACTCGTTGATTTTCAAATACAAAATATAAAACCGCACCTCAATTGCTATTTAGTTTTTAGAATTGCTCATTGGCAACTCTTACACCTTATATTCTACTATATGTTTTTAGGTGTTTATACTGACATTTACTGACATTTCATGACATTTACTGACATTTCAACTTGCCTATTTCAATCAATGCTTTTTCTTTGTACCTCATAGCCTGTCTTTCATTGAATTGGTTCTCAAAAACTGAATGTGCTTGTTTGGCTGACATTCCAAGCAGGTATTCATAACGTAACATTGTGCCGCCTATTTCTTCGCTTAGACTATTGATCGTGTTGATTACATCGCACTTGTACTCGCTCAATTCATCAATCCGTCTGCGTTGTTCTTTTTCCGTATCAATAAACCTTGCTACGCTATTTTCTAACCCACATGGAACACCGCCACCGCTCACTCTATCCTTGGAATAATCTATTGCACTAATCGATGTGATGTTACATCGTAGTTGCTCTATCTCTTTTGCAATCGACTTTATTTGTTCATCAACTGTCTTTACAGGCTCAAGGTATTTTCTAGCACTATTTATTAATCTTTTTTCGCTTTTTGTCGGTTCATTCAAATATTACTCACCACCCAACATAACACCAGCACCAAAGATAATTAACACAATACCAATTATCGCCTGTATGTATAACATTCGCACGCATCCCTCTTCAAACGTATCAAAGGCATCGCTTAAAACCGCTGCTAAAACAGGTGAAACACCTAATATCATTCCAATTGTAATTAAATTTTCAGCCATATGTTTACACCTCTGCTAGTTTTGCAAGATTCCAATCGGTTGTATCGCCCTCATAATCAGCACTCCAAGATCTTGCACCACATAACCAAGCATATACTCTCTCATCTTTAAAATATGCAAAATGTCGTTTTTCCCATTCATCTTGTTCATACTGTTTAACCAATATAGGTGTATCAACCTTTACTTTACTCCAATCAATGATACCTAGATATTCTGCAATATCAATACATTGAGGTTCATCTGTAAAACAAGTGCATTTTATCGGAATGCTAGGAACCCACGTAGTCAACGTTACTGGCTTTTCGTAGAAAAATATATATCCTTTTTCAATTTCCGCTTTTTTATAGCCTAATTCATACATAGTTCTAAAAAAATTATCCGTAAATTGTTTATCATTCATAATTCTTATACCTCATTATGCTTTTTATCACCACAATTTATACCATTCTTTTCTTGCTTCGTCATATTGGTATAAATCAGGAAATTCTAATACTATACCATCATCTTTTTTAACAGCCACACCTACTACAAATTGGCTTTCACCACTTTCATAAGCTAACTGTTTCAGAAATTCCATAGCACTTTCTTTTGTTTCGTGTACATCTATAAAATAATCAAAGTGTACAACGTATCCGCTATATCCTAACATACTAACCTCTTATGATAAGGCGGATATTTCACCGCCTATATCTATCCAACCAATACTTTAATTAAAATCACAAACCCAAATATCAAAGCTACTAGCGATACACCCATGATCGCATTGAAAAACAACTCTTGCATAAACCTAATTCCATATCTATTAGCTTTTGCGTCCCTATTAGCCATTGCTTTGAAGTCTTGTGTTTTTGTTTGTAGCTTATCTACATCACCTGTATATTTCACTATTGGTGTACACATTTATTTACCAGCTTTCAATTCTTCAACTTCCGCTACTAATTGAGCAACCAAAGTTTCAAGTTCTTTGATTTTGCCTTTGTGGTTAGTTTCATATTCACTACCTTTACCAAGTCTAAAGGATACACCTGCATTAATCATTTTGTTGGCCAATGTAGCACCCAAGCTAAACATAACGTGTTCCGTTGGTGCATAGAACATACCGAGTGCCACATCATTTGCGTTTTTGTAGTGGCCGTAACCAACTGCAAATGTTAATTTATCATCAGAATTGTAGCCTAGGTAGTGCAACGCACTTAGTGCTGCATTAGATGCACCAGCTTTTGCTACTTCATGCATCACGTTTGAGATTTGACCTACTGTGTTTCGTTCTAAATCTGTAATGCGTGTTTCATGGTTATTAATTCTATCCGTATTGTTCAAAATGGCTTGGCTATTTTGCCCTACACGCTCGTTTGTAGCGTTTAGAGTGTTATTAATCGTTGTAAATCCGTTATCCACCTTAGAGGTCAAATTAGAGATATTTGTAGTATTTCGTGTAACTCGTTTGTCTAAACAGTTCACATCTTTTTGAAGTTTTGCAATGTGTGTTCCATTTGTTTCAATTTCGTCATACGCTGCGAACAGTTGGCTTCCATTTACCGCATCTAAACTGCTAGGGTCTACACGGCCTGCACTTACATTATGCAGTTGTCTATTGTAATTACTAATTCCGCTATATGTATCGCTTTTCTTACTACCAAAGGATACTACGCTATTAGGACTTTCACCTGCGAACACGTGAGTTACCCCATTTAATACAACTTGTCGGACACCTACAGGGTTATCCGTTTGGCTGTTCGTGCCAATCGCTACGGAATTTTGAATAGGTGCGGATGCATTGTTACCGATAACTACCGCATCGATACCACGCACTACGCTATGTGTACCAACTACTACCGCCCCTTGGTTATCTACTGTATTGTTAGCTCCCAATACAGTTTGTTCTTTATTGTTGCCTACATAATTGTTATAGCCAATCACACTTGCTTGGTCGGCTTCAATTGTTCCGTTGCCACCACCAATTACAACGCTATCATTTCCTGTTACTTTGTTATCACGGCCAACTGCGATTGTATTTGTTCCTGTAACTACTGTATTTGCACCTACGGCTACAGAATTGTAACCGCTTACTACTGGTGCTTGTGTGTTAGGCTCTACTGGCCCTGTAACCACACCATTTGCCAATACATTGCCACCGATTGCACCCATAATCATTGTTGCTAATACTAATTTATTCATATTTGTTTCTCCTTTTACTGTCTACTTTCTGTCTATCTACTGTCTTTTCTGTCTATTTACTGTCTATTTATCTACCAGTGCTACCATATCCACCATCGCCACGTTCTGTTTCGCTGAGTGTTTGTGCTTCTTCTACATCTACAATAGCGATTGGTACGATGATTAATTGTGCGATGCGATCGCCTCGTGCCACTTCATAATCCTTACAGGATACATTCTCATACACGATGCTTAACTCACCTCTATAATCTTCATCGATTATTCCTACGCTATTAGCACATCTCAATGGTGTATTGCTCATGCTGCTTCTAGGTGCTAATAACCCCATGTGATTATGCGGAATTTCAACCGCTACACCTAATGGAATTTTTTTCTTGCTATCAGCAGATATCCTCACATTAAAAGGGCAATATAGGTCTAGTCCTGCTGATAATTGCGGTAAATCAGAATTTACATCACCACGAGTAGGCAATTTTGCGTACTCATTCATTAACTTTACTTTCACTTTTTCACCTCGTTGTATCCGATTTCTATTAGTCTTTCTCTAATCGTTGTAAAAGATACATTCATAATTTCGCCTATTTTCTGATATGTCATTCCTTGTTCCCTTAACTCTATGGCTTTATCCACATCAATTGGCTTTCGATGGTTTTGTTTAACTCCTTTTGTGAAGTTTACCAAACCAAGCATGCGTAATGCTTTACTAACACTCATATCTGCATATACGCAAGCACCGAGTGCTAACCAGTTTTGACAATTAGTAGGTATCATCGCTATACCTGCTTCCTTTATATACTTCAAACCAATCATCCGCCCTCATGGTGATTAACCATTTAGCATTATTCTTTCGATGTGCCACGATTGGCATCACATTTTTATGTTCGCTATCATGAATTGCTTGTGCCATTGCTTTGTCGATATTTAATGCTTGCACACGCTTTACTTCAATGTGAATATTAGGTAGCCCAACACAATCACTGGCATCACCTGTATTTCCACAATATTGTTGCGTTCTTCTTACATCAAACCCCTGTTCCTTGCATAGGTTAGCAAATTCACGTTCGCCATCTGCACCTTTTCGTTTACTATTAACTTTTTTCTTCTTATCTGTTGGCATTATCTATTCACCCATTTCATACATCCAATTCGCAAATAATGCATTAGCCCTGTAGGACTTAATTCATACCAATCATCTCTAGCCTTAGCACGTCTTACAAAGCCACCAAACTCGTATAAATTACCTCTGAAATCATCAGTATCAATTTCATTAATCAAAATTAATCCTGCATCTTTAAGAAAGAAATTGATCTCATTTCTATTCTCTTCATACAAGCTTCTTGGCATTGCATAATACAAGTACTTTACGTTTTTACAGTCATGGTATCTTTTCTTTTTAAAGTCACGTCTGAAGTCATGAATGTTTGTTTTGATTTCCACTTCTGTTAGGTATTGTGTTTTTAAATCAAAATATACGAAATCAGCTTCATATTCAGTTCTTCCTGGACAATACATACTCACGTTTGGTATGCATATTTTTTTACGAAATAAATGTCTACCAAGAACATATTGAATATCTTTTTCGTCCATATATGCATCTCCTAATCATTCACTTTCACCCTTAAAAAATACTAACCAAACTGTTTTTCCCCTGCGTTGGCCAAATATTGGCTCACTAGGAAATAACCCTTTAAGCATCGGTAACGTGATTTGTTCTTCATTCCACTTAAAAATCATCGTTCCATTTGGCTTCAATACTCTCCAACACTCTGACAAGCCTTGTTTAATATCCTCTCGCCATGTTTGTTCTAATCGTCCATATTTCAATGCTAGGAACGATTTATCACCAACATTTAATAAGTGTGGTGGGTCGAACACTACGAGGTAAAAACTTTCATCATCAAAAGGCATCTTGCGGAAATCTGCGATCACATCAGGTTTTACAATCAACTTCCTACCATCGCATAGTGTTGTGTCCAATGTGCGTTTATCCATATAACAGGTTTCATTATTTTCTTTATTGAACCAAAACATTTTGCTTCCGCAACATGCATCTAGTATTTTCATATACTATAAACACTTACTCCTTAACATAATCACTAATTCGGTATTTCTTTGTTTCAAAAACCACCCATGCATTATTTTCGAACCCATATTTCTTCTCCCATGCTCGGAATACTTTTGTTAGTTCTTCGCTTAGTTCGTCAATATGCTCTTTCTTTACATCGTACAAGTAATCGTCCGACCATTCTTTAATTTCATCATCCATATCATATTCAATTAAATTCCAAAGTACTCGTTCACTATCAATCTCTGGAACATAATGATAAGGGTGTCCAACACGTACCCATTCAATATCTGAACATTCCCCTAAATAGCTATGGTCGCTATCTCCTACATCCCACAAGTTGCCGTAATATTCCAAATAATCTGCTATGGCATCTTTAATACTGCCTTGTGGTTCACCTGCTATTTCGCCGTCTACCCAGCAATATTTTGTTTTATCTTCAACCAGCATTGTTACACTCCTTTATTTCTTCTACTTCGATAATGCAACTTAGAACGGAATATTTTCACCTTGATTGGTGTTATCAAAACTATCAAAGTTACTACCACTATCAAATTCACCCTCTAATTTTCGCCCTACGAAATTAGCAACCACCTCTGTTACATACTTCTTTTGTCCGTTGCTATCCTCATAGGAACGTGTTTGTAATCGCCCCTCTACGAATAGCCGTTCGCCTTTCTTACATGCACCAACGGATTCGCCTGTCTTGCCCCATGCTACGCAATTAATGAAAGCAGTTTGTTCTTTTGTTTCATTGGTTGCACTATCAATATATGTATTAGTCGCTGCGACTGTGAAAGTCGCTACGGCTCTTCCTGTTTTTGTAAAACGTAACTCTGGATCACGTGCTAAATTACCTAAAATCTGTACTGTGTTCATATATTCTCCTTTAAATCTTTTGTTCGATACACATCGTGCCTTTGTATACCTTGATGATTTCCTCCAAACTTTCAAAGGTTCGTGCATCGGCTTTCATAATCATTTGCATCTGTTGAGTTGCCTCTTCTTGTGTTTCTACATTTAGAGGTATCTCAATAGTGATTACCATTTTTCGTTTTTTGCTTAACATTTATCCCTCTTAGTCGTAATACATACAATTCATAGTTGCCTTTACATCGTCAATGTATACATCGTAACTAGGGTGAATGTGGCAATCGACTGTTGCCTCATCACGCATGATTTCAAGTAGGTTATCAATCTTCACTCTAGCTTGTTCTTCGCTAGTTGCTAGGACTGTAAAACTAACATTGAACGATACATTCACGCTGGCTTCAAATTGTTTAATTCGTTCTTTCATTTATCCCCCTATTGCTTGCCGTAGTAATGCTTTACCTTTTTCAGAAATATCAGCATTATCTAATATTTCATTTAAATTAACTGGCTTTCGCTCCTCTTTAACTGTTTCAATTAAATGTCCATTCGGTAGCATTTTGATTTGTGCATTGCCTGCTTCGATTTGTTTTCGCTCTTCCTCTTTCTTCATCTTCATTTCTAAAAGCAATCCATCATTCTTGATTTCAGATGCTTTTTCATCGTTTTTGTTTTTCCTTTTCACTAACTCTTCATAGCATCTGACAAATTGAGACATACAAGCAGCACGGTTATAATCACCATTCCAAGGGTTAAACGCACTCCATATTGTTTGTGCTGCCTGTTTTGTTATTCCGTCTAAATGCTCCAACCCATGCTCATAGCTATATAGTCTGACTGCATCTTCAACCACCCCATAGGCTTCTTGTGCAGTCATTAATTCTTCTTTTCCGTTGATGTAATTATCAAGTTCTTTATACTCATTCTCTATTTCTGCAAATGATGGTAAGAATTTACATTTACTCAACAGATTAAGCATGGCTCGTTGTAGAATTAATGGATCAGCATACGATAATTGATGTACATACAACTTGATTGTTTCTTTAGAGGGGCTAGTGTTCCACCCTGTACTCAATATCAATAGTGCTTCCAGTATCTTCTGTTGATGGTTCATTTGATTGTTCATTTACACCCCCATATTCGTTCATCAAATCTCGCATATCGTTTAATGTATCTTGCTTATTGTTTTTCTTTTTGATTGGTTTATCGTAACCATTACGTTCCCATGTTCTTACACATGCTTTCCAATCTTTCATAGAGTTCTTTCCTACTTTCCAGCCATTGCTTTCGTAGTAGTCATAGAATTGTTCAGCATTTACATTATTATTGCGTTCAAGACAATACTGTGTAATTTGAGATAGAGTAGGTTTTTCAAAACGCTTGCGTTTTGTTGTAGTGCTTTTTGCACTACTATGTATCTCTTTCTCTATCTCTTTATCTTTCTCTAACTCTTTCTCTTTCTCTCCGTAACCACTTTGTAACATTCGTGTAACATTGTTACGCTCTAATTGTTCTTTTTTTGCTCTACACCTACGCATCCTACTTGCTGCAGCGGTTTCGCACCCTGTACTATCTTTTGTGTCAGGCAAGTAATATTCCTCGTCAGAACACATTTCAAGCAATCCGCTTTTGAGTAGGTATTGTATAGTGATTTGTACATTTTCCTCTTTTTCATCAAGGTCTAATGCAAGTTCTGATGCAAAATCATCTTCCAGTCCATCAAAGTAAAGTTTTCCATCGCTCATAATTGAACGTAGTAACATTTTGAGATAGATAATTGTATAGGTATCACCACCTGCAATCTTTCTTAATCTTTTGATTTCTTTACGTTGGAAAAAGTCCTTGTGTAACTTTAACCAAAAATATCTTTTCGGTTCGCTCATAGGCTAATCTTCTTCCAATTTTGAAAAGCATTTATCAATCTTATCTAGCGTATCTGTTAAAAGTCCTAGTTCTTTATCGTCTCGTCTTTTCTTGTCATAGTTAACGTGATTAATTACATCTAGCACATCTTTTAATTCAGCAATTTCTTTTTCGTGCAGTTTGTAACTGCCATTTGCTTGTTCTAGTTTTTCAATACGTTTAACTACATATAATTCAACTACATTAATCCCCCTCATATCGTTCTGTCCTTTCTTTAATGATCGCTTCTAGCTTCCGTTTTGTTTCTTTAGCAAATACTCCATGTGCTAAATTCTCATGGCAATATCTGCACAAACACGCTAGGTTATTTAATTCACTTGTACCGCCCCTACCTCTTGGTAGTATGTGATGCACTTCCGTTGCAGGTGCGCCACATATTACGCAACATGGATAGCCATCTATACTATCTCGTTCGATTGCCTGCGGTCTTGTGATTTTGTAGAGTTTATCGTCAAGTCTTTTTTTCTTGTTCATTCCCCCACTCCTTAACTAGCGATTGTATGTAATCGCTATCTTCGAGTTGTATTCCCAGTTGGTTGCACTCATCAACCAAACAATCAATCAATCTTTGCATTTCTGCAACTGTATATACTGATGAACCGTGGTAGCACATGATATTGTGATAGCCTTGTAGACTTTTACATTCGCCTGCATCTTCGGCTATCCACCCTATTCCGTGTGCTTGCCATATTTGAATATATCTTTCTATGGCATCCTCACGTACTGGTACATAACTAAAATGGCTACAATCTTTAATTGCTTTTCGGTACACATCCTCTTTAGATGTGTACGAATGACCGCTCATGACTTCCGCTATCTTTTGACATAGAACCCAGCAATATGCATTAGCGTTCATACTACGTGATTTTGATTTCTTTTTAATCTCTATCACGTATTCCTTTTCTTTATCTAGTTTTGCTAGGTCATTGTCATGCGGTGCAGGTATTACTACAATTACACCGAGTGGCGAACGCAACAGTTCGATGTTATTTGTTGTCCACTTCATCGTTTAGCGTACCTTTGAGCATTAACCCAATTAAATGCTTGTTGGTAGCGTTCTTGTGTTAGTTCAGATGGCTTGCTAACTTTGAATGTTTCTGTTACATAATGGACCAAATCATCTTCACTAATACCGCCTTGTGTGGCTCTAGCTTTTAGAGTTTGCCAGTTGTATACAGTTTCTTGTGTTTGTTGTTGTACGTTTTCGCCAAGTGTATAACGCACTTTACCTTTACTATCTACAACAATCAATCTCACAATGTTTCTACTTTCATCATATGCAATGTCTTTTACTTTGAATTTTGCGTTTGATGTTAGCTTTCCGTTCCTTTCTTTATATTCTGATTTATCAAGTTGAATATATACAAATGGTGCGGAGTACAATTCCCTACCAATACCCCAGTTAAAACCAGCTCTTTTAAAACTATCGGATGCTTGCCCTTTCTCCTTTTCTGTATTGCTCTCTGTTCCTACATCGCTTTTTGCAATCCATTGTTCTTTTTCTTCATCCCAAATTGAAATCGTACAATACAAGTTGCCATCGATAACAGAATGTCCACGTTGCCAATTCATAGCACCTACAGTTTCATCAAGGATATTCATATCAACACGTGCATCTTTATATAAAAGAATGGTTGTTCCAACTGCCCCTGTTTTGTTTTGCCCTATAGATTGTATTCTGCAATCTATCTCACTTGCTTTTAATGTTCTAAACTTCATTATTCACACCTAACCAATCTGTAAATTCATGTGCTTTTCAATTCTTGCACCAGCCACTTCTTGTTCTGCTTTAATTGCTTTCTTGATTGCTACTTTGTCAGCTGCAATTGTTACTCTTCTAAACTCATCAGGTAGTGCATCCAAGTCATCAACCTCTACTGTTTCGCTTTCTTTGTAGTAACATTTGAATAGTCCAACTTTCTTTTCTGTTAGTTGGTTTTTTTTCATGACATGATCAATATTGCTCTTTAATCGTTCAGTCATGTTTTCCAACGTTTTTGCTTTCGCCTGCATCCGTTTCGCTTCATCTTTGAATGCTTGAATATCGCCTTTAATGTTGTGTATAAACATTGCAGTATTTTCGATTTTTTCATCGATGCTGCAATCAAGCATATCCAATGTATTTTGAATTGCTTCCATATCCTCATCTGTTTCCGCTACTTCAAGCATCGCTTGTAATTCTTCATAATCTTTACTCAATTCGTATAAATTTGGCATTCATTTTCTCCTTGTGTTAAAATACAAGTAGAGATATAAGACATACTCTCTACTAGCACGCTTGCTTTCCTACGGCCTAGCGTGCTTTTTTTATTTCTCTCATCCAGAAATTTGAAAGGATGAGTATGGTTAACCCCAATGATATTTGTAAAAATGCTGTGTAAAAATCAATTCTATCGATTTCTACAGAACCTACTGTTCCTATTATCATTAGGAACGCTATTGTTCTTACTATCCAAATCAATTTCATAATTCACTACCTACAATCACTAGCATTTGGCTGGTGATTTTTTTTATTTCACTTTTCAAACGATTGTTTTCTTTTTCCAATCGTTCCACCTCGTTTTTTAATTTTCTGTAACCAATAGCCGAGTATTCACTTTCAACTCCTGCTAGTGCTTCAACCTCTTTTTTACTAAATCTCACACCGCTTACATTCGGTAGTTGTTTTAGCTTGCCTTTATTTCTTAGGTCATATACTGCAGTTAGTGAAATTTGAAATAGTTCCGCTACTTGGCTAGCCGTGTATACTAGGCTTTCCATTTTATTCACCTAAAAATTTATTAATAAAATACTGTTGTCCTTTTCCTGTTACTTTTGTAGTTTTATTAACCGATGTATGACCATCAGCATGGCTTACAACAGTTTCTTTAATTTGGAATAGTCCCATTTCCATTGCTTTTTGTGTGGGACTGTTATAATCAGAACCTTTACGTTTTATTAAATATGAGTTTTCACGTAACCAATTAAACAATCGTTTTTGCCCCATGTCTTTTACTCCATTTTGGTGAAGCAACTTTGCTAAATCACCTACTAAGATAGAGGTATGACTGGCTGCTACACTATCAGCAAATAAAACCTTTGGCTTTTGTTCCTCAATCAAGGCTTTTGCTTTATTGTGTTCTTCAACTTCATTGGCATACGCTCTTAATGCATCTGGCAATGTGCGAGGTATATCCGCAACGTATTGCCCTGTTTTGCGTATTTGAGGGATAACATCATGTGTAATCCAACGCTTAAATTCTTTAGCTTCTGGCTTTCTGCTCGAAAGTACCAAACTATATAATCCATATTCATTGACAACAGATTTTTCTGGATTTCCTGGAGTACCGTCATTTAAAATGACACTACTCTTTTCATCATCGTCCAATCGGATTAATGCTTGCCTTGAATTGTTAATTTCAAGACAGTTACATACATCTTTAGCGACAAACCAAGCTTCTTGACCTTGCATTACAATGCGTACATTACCAAATTGATTGCTTTTAAAAATTTGTAATTCACTCATGTATTCACCCTTTCTTTTTTCTACTTAAAGTAGACTAATAAGGCAAAATAATATCATCCATAGTTACTGAATACAATCTACATAATTCAGTTAAATTTCCGTAGTCGATTTCTGTTTTACCATTCTCCCAATTGTTGATTGTAACTTTAGATTTCTTCATTTTCTTTGCCACATCTTCTTGTGATAGATTTGCATTAACTCTTGCTGCTTTCAATGAAATTTTTAATCGCTTCAATTTATCACCCCTTTCTTATGCTATTAGTATAGTTTACTTAAAGTAGAATGTCAATACTAAAAGTAAACTTTTTTAAAAAATAGTATTGAAGTTTACTACTTTAAGTATTAATATAGAAATATACAGGCGAGAAGAATAGGAGTTTATCATGAATTCTGATTACAAAAAGGTGTTTGCCAAAAATTTAAGTAATTTATTAGCAAGAAACAAAAAGACACAAGCCGATTTAGTAGCCGATTTAAGATTAAACAAATCAACTGTTTCAACATGGGTTAACGGCACTAAAATGCCTAGAATGAATAAAATAGAACAGTTAGCTGACTATTTTGGGGTAGAAAAATCAGATTTAATAGAGGATAAATCTGATACTGACGAACAGTACTACAGTGATCCGTCTGTATCAGAATACGCACAAGCCGTAAAAGATAACCCAGATTTAAAACTATTGTTTGATGCTAGTAAAGATATGTCTAAAAGCGATATAGATTTTGTGCTAAATACTATTGAAATGTTGAAAAAGAGAGAGGGTAAATAATATGGTTTTAGATATTATAGTATTAATCATTCTAAATTATTTTCTAAATAAAAAAAGACAAAAAAACTCCCCTAATTTAATGATGTCGAAAGACGCGTATTTCGCTTTATCTATGGTTATTTTTATAATCTGGGTGATTATATTGGTTTTTGTTTCGGCTTCAGGAAAACATTCGTACTCATCATCACTATTTCTTATGAATGTTTCTTATATAGCTAGCTTTATATTTGCGTCTTTAACGTATCATATGGCAGTAGACATATATCAAAGCAAATATAATCTTAAAGCAACAATACTTTCCATACTTTCTATTTTCCCTATTTTAAATCTTATAGTCCTAATTGCTTTATTACTTAAAAAGCATAATCCATCAAATACACTTTCAGAATAATAGCTTCATATTTCATTTATTAACTAACACATGGGAAATTTTATGCACATACTACTTTGTACAATAACCCTATAAGGGGATGATAGTATGAACATCAATTTGATATATATAAAGCTACGGAAAACACAAACTGCGGTATTAAAACTAAATGATGACGGAACATATACAATATTAGTTAATAGTGATAAACCTATTGATGTACAACGTAAGGGAATATTACATGAGATAGGTCATATATTAAATGACGATATGTACAGTCAGGCACATATTGATTTAATTGAGCGCATGGCTCATGCAAGGCAATTTGACGATGTAGAGGGTATTAACTTTTACACACATCATATGAGGTGAATTATGCAATACAATTTCACTATCAGAAAAAAAGATAAAGGGTTTCAGATTATAGTTAGCTATAAGGACGGCTACAAATGGAAACAGAAATCTAAACAGGGTTTTGCCACACAAAGAGATGCTAAACTTTATGGCCAAGAAATAGTTGATAACCTAAAAAAGACTATCACCAGTCCACTTGATGATAGTCTAAAAGATATAACGCTTATTGAGTTTTACAAGATATATACAGATGAAAACAAAGCAAATGTATACTCTACGTTCAAAGCATATGACAATGCATTTCAGAAATTCAACACGCTATTCAATATGAAAGTAAAAGATATTTCTGAAATACAAATTCGGAAAGTAATTAATGACTTACAACAATCAATAGCCACTAAAAATATGTGCATAACGATTATAACAAAGGTATTCGCTTATGCCGTATCACCATATAGGATTATTAATAGTAGTCCGTGCAAAAATATTAAGCGACTACACAAGCCACAAAAGGCTAAAATCAATGCTATAAGTGAAGATGATGTAACACACCTATTAACATCGTTAAAAGGCCATAACTACAAATACTATATCGTGTGTTCCGTTGCTGCTTATACTGGTATGCGATATGGTGAAATCCTAGGTCTTACATGGGCTGATATAGATTTAGATAACGCTATTATTGATGTGAATAAACAATTCGCTTATAGCGGTGAAAGTACATATATGATCCGTAATTTAAAGACGAAAAACAGCTACAGAAAAATACCAATACCACCCATACTGATTGATATATTGCTTGAATACAAAAACACCACCAGCGGATTATATCTATTCAACAATCCAACTGGCGGTACTGGTGCAGTATCAGTGATGATAAAACGATATTTACCAAACACTTCTATCCATGATTTAAGACACACATACGCTACAAGGTTATTGGCAAATGGTGTTGATATAAAAACAGTAGCATCCTTATTAGGTGATACTGTTGATACAGTCATTAATACGTACATTCACTATACCGATGAAATGAGATTAAAGGCACATGATAGTGTGTCTAAAATTTTTGGTTAGAATTTTTGACGGATTTATTGACGATTAGGCAATAAACCTTGTAATTACTGGTATTTTTAACCAATAAAACATATCAATATATTATACTCCAATTTACTATGAATTATCAATTATTTCACAATTATTATTATACTTGCAATTAATCTTACTTGCGGTAAATATTACTTCTCATATTTTACCACATTTTACAATTAGAATTTGACGAATATTTGACGAAATAAAAAAAGAGGGTAGCAATTAAGCTACCCTCTAATACGTTTAGTCTAATTCAATTAATCTGTGTAGTTCGCCGTTTACAAACCACATTTCACACGTTACATTATCGCCATCTTTAAGAGTGGCCATATATAACCCCTCTTTGTTTGGTTGAATATCTTCTGCGAATTGATGTGTTTTTCCGTTAAATGTAAATACTTGTGCCATTGTGTTATTCCTTTCAGTTATAAAGTAATACTTTCCAACTGTCAATTAACAGTTGATTGTTGCAATCCGTGCAACTCGGAGATATTTAGATCACCATTCCTTTACTGTGTAAAGTGCGCTAGCGCCATCTAAATATTGTCCATTGAAATGTGTTAACACTTCAAATTTACCTGCTTGATAGCCTATAGTTTCAAAGGCTCGTTTATCTATCAAAGTAACACCAGCTTTTATCTTGTGTCCTTTGTTTAGATTGATTTTGTACACATCGACTTTTTGTTCATCGGTGTTAGCAACTACTGCGGTTCTATCAGATTTTTCAGTAGCCACTTTCGGTAGGTTGGGATTGCTATGTGCAATATCCTGTTTTACCTTTTCAGCTGCAACTTCAACTGTCGGTGCTTGCGTGTAATATGTCGCTATCGGTTGAGTTCTTTCCTTTTTGGAAATGACTTCCTGTGCTTCCTGTTCGGTAACATGAATTGCCTTTGACAATTCTGTAGGTGATTTAGCCTGTTCCTGTGTGATTACAACAGGTTTTTCTAATTGCTTTTGTTTGTGATGATATATCCATGCACCTACAATAGCGATAAAAACGCATAGGGCAATCGCTACGGCTATTTTGTAGTGTTCCTTGATAGTTTGTACCAACTTACTAATTAACATGGCTTACACCTCATTTAATTCATTTTGTAGCATTTCCAACGCTCTAAATTTTTCATCGGCGAAACGTTCATTTAAGTTGTCACGTAATGCACTATTATTCCATTCTGTACTCATACATACATCATAGATACAAGCGATGATGTCATAGTCAAAGCGTTTATCATCAACGTAGGATAGATTAGGCAATTCTAAATTCAAAGCCTTTTCCATTAACTTCAATGCATCGTTGAACATATCGATGATATTACCTACACCATATTGTACTGTTCTACTCCATATCACATCTTTCAATGTGTCGGAGTGTTTATCTATATGGAATAGATTATCTTGTAATAACTTACATGCTACATCGTAGTATTTAGCCTTGATATAGTCATGTTGCATCTTCGCAAATCCTTGTCTATCAATCGTTCCGAGTTCTTTCCATTGGTCGATAAACTCATCACTATTGATTTCACCACTATCAACCAATGCTCTTGCGTAGTCGGTATAGTATCCGCCTTGTCGCAATCCCCAACCTAGAAATTCATCAACGCTACCGCAATTACTAGCTAATTGATACGTGCCGTAAGAAATACCGCCTGCATCATTAACCCCACTTGATACACAAGCAGGGTTTCCATTGCTTTCGTATACAGCACTTAATCCACCTAATTCCATTTTTGTTGCTCCTTTCTATTACTTTCACGTCCGCCTAGGTATCCAACCAATCCTGACGATATACTCATCGCCAACTCGTTGTAACCATATAGGATAGCCATTATATTTACAGTTCCTAATATGATGATTGTCAGTACTTCTCGTATACTTATTTTTTCAATCATTTAATCGCTTCCTTTACTGATTTAACGAACCCTATCACTTGTTTAAATAACCCTATCGCACGTTTAAACCACCTCGTCTCTACTAATTCAAGTTCTATCATGTTCTCTACACACGATGCTAATTCGATAAATATAGGTATCAAATACAACAATGTGCATAGGAATACATCTACACGGCCTAATACAGGTACTACTACATCTGGCAAGGTGAGTAGAATAAACGCTAACAAAAAAAGCCACGGATAGGATTTAACTAATTTCTTAGTCATATCCGCTCGTAGCTTTCCACTCACTAAAAATCGTTTAGGTTTTCCGTCAATTTCTACTACCGCCCAACCTCTCCATAGGATAGCTAGTATAGTGTTTTTGATTGTAACTTCTCTCTTTGTTGCTAGATTGTAATTCCTTGCTTCCACTAATACTCGTAAAACTGTATCTATAAACACAAGAATAACTGTTGTGAATATAGCCAATGATATGCGTACCGCTTCACTCACATTAAACACCTCGTTAAATATTGGAATAAAGATTTCTACCACTATTCGTCTCCCTCGTCTCTTTCTGATAACACAAAACTTACGGAAATATATTGTGTCGCTCCGTCAAAACTTTTATCTCGTGTTATCCGTGAATTATTCCCTATTACAGTAAACGTTGCTTTTACATTGCGTTCTAAATCTACGATTACAGTTACAAACTCCCCTTGATTGTCTGATACATTAAATGTTGCACTATCACTACCACCACGACCAACATAAGTGCCAAGAAACAGATCATAACTCCCTTTTGGCAAAAATAATGTTTTACGTTCTTGCGTTGTGCCACCAGTAAAACTAGGAAAAAACTCATGCGATTCTTGTCGCCCTCTAACTGGCGATGTTAATATTCCGTATTTGTTAGTGCCTATTTTTACCAACCCAATACTAATAGCATTAGCAACACTTTTGCCTTTCTCCCATAGCGTAGCATAATATTTTTTGCCATCGGCTTTGATTTCTATATTTTTATCACCTGCTACATTAAGGCTTTCTGTCAATTGAATAACATCAGTTCCCAATATTAATTGTTTAGCCATTGACCCCTACCTCTACTGTTCCTTTAGCGCTCCACAACTGCAACTTACTATTCAATGATGTTTGTACTCTCCCCCAAGAACCCCATTTATTAGCCATGAAAGTACGATGATAGGTTTCACCATTTAATGTATGTAGTGTATGGTCGATTAATTTACCATCTCCAAAGTTAAAGACAATCAGCATACCTTGCTTATGACTTCGTGGCGGATTATTAGCACCACCATCAAAATTGATTTCATAGCACCCTTGCGTTGTGAGTGTATTCCAATCTGTTGCGGTATCTAATTTAGAGTAAGGAAAACCAAATGAACCTGCATCATCTTTTTTGACAAATACTTCGTCCGCTTTAGTCTTGCTATAAATAGCCTTGTCATAATGTTTAGTAGTTAATACTGTGCTACTATCCGTGCCGTCATAGTATTTCAAGGTAGTACCAGTTAAGTATACAGGTACGCTAGGGTCTCCCAATTCCACCGCATCAGATGTAGATACTTTACCAATACGCACACCATGTCCATCGGTTCTCTTGCCCTCTAACAATGTATTGTTATTGAGTACGATTGAACCTGTTACATTACCGCCTGTTAGTTTCAAGTAGTCTAGGCTTGCTAATCTAGCCGTATTGATTGAGTTCTGATAATCTCGGTTTGGATTGCCTACATAAATATCGACTTGATGCCGTTTACTAGGCTTTTCTGTTAACACCGCAAAATAGAATTTACCATTGCAATATGCTATATCTTCGATTTCAGTAGTTCTATTGATTTCAATAATCTGTTTAACTGTGCCAAATGGTGTACATTCTACCAAACTACCGAGCGTTGCACTCATGATGCATCCGTTAAGCATTAATGCCCCATTGTTATTGAAATCATCATATTGATAGTCGATTTGATATGTTTTCATTTTTTGGAAATCATCATTGTACAAGTTGACTTCACGTAAGCGTTGTTGACCGCTAATTGGTACGATGCTCACATAAGTTCGTGTGATAGGGTCATATCCGATATTGAACACACGCTCGTTCAATGTGATGGTCTTTTCAAATGTCATTGTATCCGCATTAAATACAGATAGGTTATTACCATTCTTTAATCCATTGGCAAGGTAAATCTTATTTGTGTATTTGTTGTAGCACATAGTGTTACAATGGCCCATTTTGTCAGGGTCGCTAAATTTATATGTACCTACGATTTCAAATGTATCTGGATTGAGTTCGTATAAGTTTTGTTTCGTACCATCACCATTGATACATGCTAGTACAAATACATTCTTTTTATCGTTGTAGGTGAACCCTTGACATTGATTTACTTCATCGCCGTATTGGATATTTTTAACAAAGGCGATATTAGATGCACCTTTAAGCATTGGTGTTTCAGTAGGATAGAATGGCTTGATATTGCTATATGTCCCCATATCCATAACACTATCAACAGTATCAAACGAAACATGTTCATTCACTTTATAGATGCCATTAGGAATTAATAGTATTTTATTTTTAAGATTATCATTAGCACGTTTAAACGCTGCGGTATCATCAGCTACACCATCACCAACCGCCCCAAAGTCTTTAACGGATACGATGCCGTATAGGCTATCTTTAGGAATAAACTTTGTATCGGCTTCTGTTTTTGTAATCAACCCACCGCCATTAGGCAAGGCGATTTGTTCCGCTTTATTGGCTGCGACTTCTGCACGTTTCGCCGCATCAGTTGCCTTGATAGCGTTACTTGCAATTGATGTTTGTTTGTTATCAATGTCAGTTTTTAACGTGCGTGCTTGGCTCACCAACTC